CTGACAGCATTGTATAACGAGAGAAGAGGACTTTATGTCCTCTCTCATAGGTTAAGTTTAATAAAAATACGGCTACTCCAAATGATTTACCAGATCCACGACCTCCTGTGATTACATAGTATCTACTATCGCTTTGCCATAGTGGAATATACTTCTCGTGAATCTTAACTTCTTGTGTTTCAGTCATACTAAGATAACTGAAAATATACCAATCTGTTTTTTACTCTTCTTCTGTTCCTTCGTTTAGTTTCTCTACATCAACTTCCTCAGAGTCAATGTCTATGGTTTCTTCCATCTCGTGAATCTGCTGAGGTGATGCAAAGAAGTTTATGACTGGTGCATTGTTCTTTTCTTGATTGCCTTCTGGAGCCTTGTCCATAGGCTTACCATATCTATATTGAAACAGTAAGTTCATATGTGCAAAGGAGTCCTTGGCTTTCTCAGCCAATGTCTCCCAAGCCTCAGCCTCTGAGCCAAAGACTTTCTTCATAGCTTTTAAAGCATAAGTTCCTATCTGATCCTTCTTAGCTTGGTTTAATCTTGCTGGAGTCATATTAGCTTTCTGTACTTGAACAGCTTTTATTCCTTGCTTATTCTTTCCATTACCCTTCCTACCATCTGTAGGCTTTATCTCTTGTGAATGTCTTTTAGCTTTTGGCATCTTTATTTTTATTATATATTGTTTCGTATAAGTTCCATATCTCTTGATATAAGTCAGCTTCCTTAAGGAGCTGACCTATCTCATAATGTTTATGTCCAACATCTATGTGAATGTTAAACCCATCTTTAACAACTACTGGATATATTCTGTAGCTATTCTTAAAGCACCAATGCTGTGCTTTGTAATTCATTCTATCTATTTTGTAGTTGACCTTTTTCTTTCTGGCCATTAAGCAGTAGTATTCATCATTTTAACCATTGCTGATATTCTGTCTGTAAATACTTGCATCTGATCATCTGGAACCTCAGAGATAAGCTTCACTATATCGCTACGCTTATCCTCTCCTCTATGCTTCATTAAGTCTATCTCTATGTTTAGCCTTCTTATCTCTTGATCTCTTTCCTTAATCATCTTGTCCATATTGCCTATCCTTTCTATAATGGAAGACAGCTCCTCTGGTGCTGGGATGTCATCTACAGTATTAAATAACTCCACAGGGTATCTAAGCTTAAAGTTATTATACAAATCATACAACTTAGGTTCATACATCTTTACAGTATCAAAGACCTTTAGTCCGTGAAGAACTGTAGCGTGGTCTTTATTAAACATCTCGCCTATCTTAGCCAAGCTGTGTACTGTGTACTCTCTTGCAAGCTTATAATACAATGACCTAACCAATACATACTGTCTTTGTCTTGTTGGCTTCTTTAGGTTAAGCCCAGTCTTGTTCTGTAATGTTTCTACTATAAAATCTAATTCAATCTCCATCTTGTTCAAAATCTATTTGGATAAAGTCTCCCTTATCATTGTTATCTTTAATTGTGTAAAAATCCTTAACAAACTTATAAGTGTTCAATGCTCGGCTGATGCCTGCACATTGCTCATACATCTCCCTTGCCTCATATTCCTTAAGCAATTCATATAAGTCTTGCTGAGTTACCTCGTGGGCCAGATCATACATAGCCATATAGTAAAACTCATCTATTAATTTCTTGTTTAACATCTAAATACTTTTGGTAATATCTTTTAGTTTGGTTATATTTATAACCTTTGTATATTCCCCCATTCCACATTCTAACCATCTCCTCTTCAGTAGGGAACCTACAATGCTTCTTAAGGAATACTTCTTTACCATAACAAAGATATAACATAAATACTTCCTCAGAAGCCTCCTCGTCAAACATATCCTTGTGACGGTAATCAGTACCATAAATACGATTAACATCGCTTAGAACGCTTCTCTGTATCTGTAGGATGCCGTATGACCTTCCATTGTCTCCTATGGAGTCTGGATTGTTATTAGTCTCTACTGTCTTTAAGATTGACATTATAGATGTCAATCCACTAAGTAATATAATTATTGTTTTCATAACATTTTTGTTCTAATATTTCTACAGTAAAATAACCTTTATTATAATTAATATCTTTCTCTAAATAAGATTGATAGGAAATAGCTGCTCTCTTATGTTTGAAAATCTTAAAACTATCTAAGTCTACTCCATCAACGTAGAGGTCTCTATAAACTACATAAACTATCATAGTACATCTTTAAGTACATAATTGCGTACAGAATCTAATGGGTCTGTATCTATATAGAAGTGCTTATAAATATTCATAGCTTGTCTTACCTTCTCTCTACCTCTCTCTATGAAGTCTCCACTACATTCAAAGATACCTATGTCTTTAGTGTCTTTGTCAACTACTAAGAAGATAAACTCATCAGCATCAAACAAAGATAAGTATAGAGCAGCTTGAAGATCGTAGGAGAAGTTCTTAGCACTCCACTTAAAGTTAGGCACACCCTTACTTGTAGTCTTAAGGTCAATAATTGTCTTTCCTTTCATAGCATCTGCTTTACCTCTGAATGGCAAACCGTTTAGCATCTTGATGGCTGGTGCCTCAAAGGTACAGCCATCTAATAAATCATAAGCTTCATTACAACTCTTGACAGCCTTAGCTATCCAATGAGCTGAATCCATCTCTGACTTAGTATAAACACTTTCCGAACCGTGTTCTGCTACAGCTTCCTTAAAAGCCTTAAGGGCTTTTGTTCCTTCAATAACAATTAAGTCTTCTAACCTGTGTGGCTCTAATACTGCAAGGTGTACAAGCCTACCATCTCTTAATGGCTGAGAATCACTTGAGGCATATAGACTCTTCTGATAAGCCTTTGGGCTATCTATTAGCTTCTTCGCAGATGAACTGCTCAAAGCGTGTTTACCTAAATGACCATAGTAAAAACTATCATCAACCATTTTCTTTAATATAGCTTCTTCTTCCCAAAGCTCTCCGTTTAATAACTTTATCATCTGTAATATGTTTCTAAGATTTCTTCTTCTAATTGTGCTGTTGTTGCTTCATTCAACATAAAGTCTACACAAGCATCACCTAAATAGATGCCGTATATGTGGAACCTTTCTACTTCATAAGGCTCAAAGTAGCTTTCCTTCTCTTCTGGTTCATAGATACCGCACACAGTAAATACAAGGCCTTCCCAAGTAATGTCGTACTCTTTAATTGTTTTTCCCATTGTTATATGTTTTAATATTTCAACAAATATATAATTTAATTGTTAATAAAACAAAATAAATATAAAAAAAAGAGAGGCTATTGCCTCTCCTTGTAATTGTAGCTATAGGGACTGACTACTCCTTCTTTTATATTCTCGGCTTCTTTGTTTCTAATTTCCCTTACAAAAGCTATCTCTCTTTCTATGTAGTCCTTAGCTTTGTATAGGTCTTGTAACTCATCATCTTTCTTACCAGCCCTGGCAATATACTTAACAACATTTCCTCTGTTGAATGATAATTTGTAGTGCTGACAGAAATCTATTACATCGTATTCTCCTGTAGCCTCGTAATGGATTGCGTTTCCTCTCATAGTTTCTCCATTTGAGTTAAAACATCATACCAATACATTCTGTCATTGTAATGAGTTTTTGAGTAAATAATTAAATTTAAAATCTCATTGATACTTTTCTTTTTAGCATCAACAAATGAAACCCTATCTTCTCCAAATGGTTTCCAATTTGTGTTAAGTATTTTTCTTGCTTTTTCTAATGTTTCTTCACTTTGTGTCATATTAATCTATTTTAAGGAATTCTGCTTCTGCGTGTTCTTTGAACCAATCTTTATTCTCTTGGTATTTATCTACCACAGAGTTAATCATTACAAGCTCATCTATGGATGAGCCTTTAATCTTGTCTACAAGCTCTTCTATTTTGTTTAAGATGTTAGTCACCATCTGCGGATCAGTATCATAAACTGTGTTGAATTCTTCTCTAACAACCTCCTCCAGCATCTGATTCAGCTTGTTGATTTGTTGCTTTACATTCTGTTTGTATTGCTTAGTCAATCGGAGGCCTTCATTGGCCTCCAATAATAACTGAGATAGCAATACTGTCTTTAAGTAATTTAATTGCATATCATTCATAGTATTCTTATTCCGTCTGTTATTTTTAAATATGTTACTTCTTTAGCTATTCTGTTTGTGTTAGCAAACTGAGTAGTCGCTGGGTTTAGATAGTTGGTTTCCCAATCTCTCTTAATGAATAGTAGATTAAAAAGCCAAACACCTTCTGGAGTAGAATTAATATACACAGGTATATCTTTATGTTTAGCCACTTCTAATATCATAGCATCGTACTTTTTCTTCTCCAAGAGTAAAGTGTCATAGTGTTTCCTACGACACTTCAGCTCTATTCTGTGTTTTTTATGAGGAGAATAACAATCCCATCTACTCATTGGGTTTCTGCTCTTAAGCAAGTCTGGATACCAATTCTTGCTTAACCAATCAAATAAATCTTTCTCTTTCCAACTACTGGTTATACTCATCTATAAGGGTTTTCAACGCATTGTAAGTACTTCTAAAGCAAGACCCACAAGATGTTGGTTGTTTCTTATCATTAAAGACTCTATTGTATATCTTTAACATCTTTAATTGAACAGTCTGACTAACTACATTAGTAGGTCTCTTCATATGCTCTACCAAATAGTTATACTCTTCTTCAGTAAGACACTCAATCTTCTTATAAGGAAAAACCTTATTGAGAGTGTTCTTACGTTCTGTACAACCGCAATCTTCTCCAGCTAAAAACTTAACTGCTTTCTTGATTCCTGTGGCTGTAGTAATCTTTTCAATGGTGTCTCCAAGTCCAGTAGATTCAGAAGCTATGGCTTCTTCTCTTGAGGCTACCCATTCCTTGTACTCCTTAGTACGCTTGTCTAATCCTTCGTAGTAGGTTTCGTCTTTCATTTTGTTTTAGGTTTGATTAGATGGTAATCACCATTAACGTAATCCTGGTAATCATCCATAAATTTGTTGTTTAATATATTCTTATAGTTCTTAATAGAATTGTATATACTCATTAAACTAATCCCAGAGCCATTGGCAATGTCTCTAAGGGATAGGTCTGTCTTAAAGTACAACTGAGATAGTATAATGTCATATCTCTCCCAACTCATAATCTCACTTGACATAGAGTCTACTAAGTTATGGAAAGCCTCTTGCTCATCAAACTCAACATCTTCAAGTCCTTCCTCTACAGACTCATCATTCTCCATATATTCATAGAACGTATATTTGTTTCTCGCCTTCACATAGTCAACAAACATATTTTTTAATGTAACATAAATAAAGAATCTATTGACCTCATCATCATTGTACATTATCTTTTTCTCATCCGTAACAAGTCTGTGTATCCTAAGATACATTGACTGTACTATATCTTCTGCAATGTGTTTATCACATCCCATATTGATTACCATCTTTATCCAAAGAGTATGGTTCTCAGCTAACTTTTCAAGCATTAATATTTTAAGGTTAGGGTTATTTTATCTGTTTCCCCATAATACTTTTCTAAACTGTTAATGCAAACAATGTTCTGATCTTGTTCATAGACTACCCCTTCCAAGGCATCTAAGAATGCCTTGTTTAGATTGTCTTGCAAATCTGGTTTAGTTGCCTTATATATTTTTCCTTCTTGTTTTTTCTTCTTACTAAATGCTTTTGGATAAGCATACTGGTAGTGTAGCTGTTCTATATAAATCAAAGTGCCAGCAGGGATTATTTCAAACCCCTCTGGCAATTGATCACTAACTAACTTAACTATGTATGACTGATAATCCACTATTTTCTTAGGCTTGTAAGACCTACCGCTACGAGTAAACCTTACTGACTGGTGAGGCTGTGGCCTCACATTAAATGTTAATTCTAATCTATTCAAACTTCTTTGTATCAAAGTTAACTAAATCTGTGTCTATCACAGATGGTAATCCATAATCATCTATCTTATAAGAGAACGTATCAAATGGATAGTTCCTTGCTTCTTTACATCTTACTTCTATATAGCCCTCATCAAAGTTAGGCTTTAGTTGGATTGCAGTCTCACACTTTTTATATAGTGCCGATCCAAGGTGACCTGTAGCTTTATCGGTTCCGTGATTAGAATGTATCACAGTTAGTATTGTACAATTATATTTTTGACTCCATTCCATTAACTTCTGTATAACTCCATTAGAGCCTTGTATATCATTTACATCGCTGACTAAATCAGCTACACCATCTATAACAACTAATCCTGGGTTGTCCACTCTTCTACTTAAACAATAATCTATAAAGTCTAATCTCTTATCATAATCAAGCCCTCTAAGGCCATAAGTATGATAACACTCATTACTTAGACCTGTCATTCTTAAAACTCTCTTAAACACTCTCTGAGCGTGAAATCTTCCTTGCTCTGTGTCAAAGTGTATTAAGCATCTCTCATCTCTATGTCCGTTAATTCCTTTAGTATAACCTTTAGAGTTTCCTCCAAGATAAGCTGCACTAAGCAAACTAACAAAGAACGTTTTTGTACTCTTAGGTGGAGCTTGTATAAACACTAAGTTCCCATATGTGGAAATTGGTGTTGGATATACTATACCTCCCATTGTATGCTCACCAAAGCTTAATGATACTGGAGGATGTTGTATCTCCTCATTAGGATCAATAAAGAGTTCATTCTCTATCCTTTCCATTTGCATCATCAAGACTTCCCTCTCGTCTGATTCTGTAATGTTTTGCCTTGTCATATTGTTATTGTAGTTAAAAATAATAGTGGGGCTTTTAGGCCCCACCAATTATCTCTTAGGTTAGAATGGTAAATCAGCAGCAGAAGCAACTTCTACTTTCTGAGTAGCCGCACCTTTTGGTGTAGGCTTAAATGTATCTACTGTAAAATACATTCCAGATTTACCAGACAACATATTTAGTTTTAGTTGCTTGTTGCCTTGGTATTCTGTGTAGTGTTCTTTCTGAGTTGACACAAAGTCAAAGAACTCTTTTAGGTTTACAATAACTTCACCTTTTACAAATTCTGGTGCAGTTTCTCTTGGGTTGAAGAATCTTAATCCTTCTGCGTAGATAGTCTCTTTTGTTGTACTCATTGTTTTAATTATTAACGTTAATATTTATTTTTACCAGCGTGGTGCTGGGTTACCTTGTGTAGTAGCTGCTGCTTTAGCAACTGTACCTTTTCCGTGTGTATTAGTAGCGTCAGCATCCGTTGAGCCGTCGTCTATAAGCAATAATCCGTGCAAGGAGTATTTACGAGCATAACTGGAGCTGCTTCCAAAACTTTGTGATATATCCATACCCTTTCTGTTGGGGTCAATACCTGCTTGAGCCTTAGCTTCTACAGAGTTACCTTCAGCGTGTAGGATAGCCCTTGCCTCAACAAATACTAATCCTCCCACTTCTTTAATCTCATCGGTAATAGTTAAACCGATTTGATACTTAGCCAATAATGGCTTTAATGATTCCAGTATATCCTCTTGGTTTCTGTACTTGTACTTACCAAATGAGTTGTACTGATTCTTTGGTGCTTTTAATTCAGTTTGAATTGCAATTACCCTTTCTTGAAATGTTAATGTTTCTGTCATAATAAAATGTTTAATTATACAAATTTAGTTAATATATATTGATAAATAAAATTATTTAACAATTATTTTTTTATTCTCCTCCTCAGTAGTCTTGTGTAACAGCTTGTAATAATCTATTTTAAACTGCCTTAGCATTATCTGAGTTTCCTGTAATTCAGTCTCTAAGTTGTTTACATAGAACTGAACTTCATTTAGTTTCTTATAGTATGAATTCATACCTTTCTTGTCATAAGCACTTGCTGTGTATAACAGATCAAGTGCCTCTGCAAGACTCATCCAGTTGTCTATATATCTAACCTTGTTGAAAGACATCTCCTTTAACTACTCTTTTATAGTCCTCTGGACAATCCTTATCACATAATTCAAATACATATGTGGTAAGCTTCTCATTCTTTAACTCAAGCTCTTCTATTCTGTTTAGTAGTGCTTCAATTCTTGCTTCTTTGTAACTTAATAAATCGTGGCTCATAATGTTATTGTTTTACTCGTCAAAAAATTCTTCTACTGCTTCCGTGCCCCAAGATGCCGCTAAGGTTATTTTTCTTAAAAGGTCTATATATTCTGTAAAGTCTATGTCTGAATGGTCTACTTCTACTGAATACTTATATTCGTACTGTTCTATTGTTATTCTGTAAGGTTGTTTTTTCATATCTCTTTGGTGTTAAAGGTTTGGTCAAAACACTGTTCGTTATCGTAATAGTTTACCCAAAAATCTCTGTTTTGACCTATTGATTGAAACTTACACATAACTTCTTTTTCTTTCTCAAGCATTGATTCTGCTATTTCTAAATAAAATTGAGACATTCTAATAGCTATCAAGCCACCGTTAGAAGGGTGTGTATTATAGTGCAAAGTATCTTCTTTGAGTTTTTCTTTCATAAACTCAATCATTTCTTGCATTGGTGTTTTCATTTGCTTTTAATTTCTAATACTGGATATGCGTTGCTGTACTTTCTTTCGTCTTGAGTTGTACCATTACGGCTATCACCTCTTGTTTCTGTTCTCATTCCTGTGATGGGATTTAATCCCCAATCCCACCAAGGCTCTACTAATTTGCTCATATAATATTGTTATTTGATTAATACCCTACAAACATATACAATTATAAAACACCAGTCAAGACTTTAACAAAACTTTAACATTTATAAAACAGAAAGCCCCTCCGTAAAGAGGGGCCATCACTAACAATAACAAGGGAAAAGGGAAATTCAAGTCCACAAGGCAAACTGTGGGGGTTTGAGATCATCTGTATCAAAGTAGACTGTTTCTCTGTCTACTGCTATACGTTCAACTCCGAAGAGTATTAATTCTTTTATAATAGCCATTCTTTTGCGTGGCCCAACTATTCTTAGTCTTACTGCCTTTCCAACTCTATGACTGTCTTTAGTTGGAAAACTATTCTTATCAGCATATATCTTGGAAACATATCCAAGTTCTACATTTAAGAACCTTCTTGTCTTATGCACTATCTGATCTAATATCAGAACTGGCTCCCTTTCCATAAAGTTATATCCGCTTCCTGGTTCTCCAGGACTATCAAACATATCCCAAGTAAGGTAATTAAGACCTTCAATATTCTTTCTCTCCTCTGGTGTTAATTCCTTAGTATCCATCTTGGTGTTGCAATAGCAACTTACCTGTGGATTCATCTAAGTCCTTAATCGCTCTGTAAATTGCTCTACTGTTTTTTTTTACCTCTTCTTTATCCGCCTTGGTACTATCGCTTCCTAAGTTGGTGTACATATTAGCATCCTCAAATAACAGTTGGTCAATTCGCTCTCTAACTGTCTTTTGATAGTCTGCCGCTATTCTTAATATTTCCTCCTTATTAATCATACATCAAATATACACATATACCTTATATATACATAATATAGTTTTTAACAGTTGTTAATAAATAAATGAGTAAAGGACTTGATTATTAAAAATAAAACCTGTAACTTCGCCTATATAATAATAGAATGCAGCAAAGCAGCTGACGAGCCTAAAGCGAGGCAGCCCAGTATAAAGAACCAACTGTATAGGGGATAACTATGTTATTCTTTGTTCTGCTTTACAGCAGAGCCAAAGTAGTAACCAAAGATGCTGAGTGCAACACCTTCTACGATACCAATCATATGTATAAAGATTTCTTTATTACCTTCTGGTACATTAGTAGTAACCACAGTATAAACTAAAAATGCAAACGCTAATAAACCTACGATCCCTGTAGCGTTAAACATCCAATCAGTACCATACTTTCTTAAGTTTACTTCTCTGTCTCTGGCAGAATCTCTATCCATTACCTCAAGCTCATACAGCTCTACAAGCTGTCTATGAGCCTCTGATTTGTCATCAGCAGACATATTACCATCTTTGTCTATTAGGTTCTTTATAATGCCTAATATGCCTTTATCTGGTAATACATCACCTATGGTTTCAACAATGCTTGGTGCAGTTCCCAAAAGGAACTTACCAAGCTTAGTTTCTCTAAAAGGCTTTTTATCTTTCATATACTATGTTTAAGAGGGTACTATGTTTAATAGGTCCAAATTACATTGGCGGGTTTAGAAGAATCCCTGTCAACGTGAATAAACGTATCTGCAATACCTATTCTGTTTAAACCTACTTTTAATAATGCACTTACTATTATATGTCTTGCAGCACTATTAGTACAAGCAATATCTGCCGCTAAACCTTTTGTATGACTTGAGTTAGAAACCCCACCAACCTTAAGGTTGTGGGCTTCCGACCTGTAGCCACTTGTTATTCTAAATGGTATATCACATAATGAACGAGCTTGGTCAAGTTTACTTAAAAACTCTTTATCCATAGCTTCGCCACTTCCCACCATATCAGGACTATCAAACTCAGAAAGTTTAAAATATTTCATAGTATCTTACCAATTAACATACTTGTAAGAATCATAATAAGCATCCAAAATAAACCAAACTGAAACATATCCCAAGTCGTTCCGTTTTTCTTTTGGTGTAGCCATACTTTTAATTCTATAAACTTAAATAGTATTTTATCTGTTAGCTTTCTCATTGATTTTCTTTTTTATAAAGTAATATAATTCTTTTCCTAATAGACCAAAGAAACCACCTACAAGACCAACCATTGCTGCTTGTACTATTCCCATTATTGATACAGTTGATAGGGCAGTAAATACAAAGCCACTAATGAATGATATTTTATTGTCAAGTGTCATAGTTTAAATGGGGGCTTTTACACCCCCCTTTTATTTAAAATTCATTAGCAAATGCCATATAGATAAATTGCTTACCATTTGTATTCCACTCATTACTTGCATCATTACCAAGAGTAAATCCTGTTGGTGTGAAATCTATAAGCGCAGAATATCCACCAGCACCACTTGCGTCACTTTCGCTTTTAGCACGGCTTGGCCATAACCATTTCCATTGACTACCGGGAGAGCTTCCACCCCTTTTATTGTCAAATATACCCCAATATCCTGATAGGGTTGATTTTAACAAAACAAAAGCTGGCTCAAATCCAGTTGTAATTGTTTGGGCAACAACTGTTCCACTTGGGTCAAGTGAACCATCGCCATTACCTGTATAAGAACCAAACTTGCTAAATCCTGGAATTTCTGCCCAACAATATGCTATTACATCGCCTTGATTAGTAAATCCAGAACTAAAAACACTTGAAGTTGGGTTTGTGTAATTCCAAACGGCACTACCTGCGCTTCCAAGCGCGCTGTTTAATGTAAGTTGTTCTGCGTTTCCTGTTGTTGAACTATATACTACCCAATTTCCAGTATAAAGCAATGACCTCATAAAAATAATACTTGGGGCATTACCTAATCCGTGTCCAACAGTTATATTTGAAGGAGTTGAAGTAAAATTAACAACACTAAAACCTTTTTCTGTGTTAGCAGATACTTGACTTGTT